AAGCAAACCATCTTTAAGTTCAGCACCTTTGACTTCAACGTCATCTGCTACTGTGAACGACTTAGTAAAAAATCTTTTACTGATACCTTTATGTTCGTATTCAGTATCTTTATCTTTGTCGTCATTGTAAGGTTTAGATTTAATTGTTAGTACACTTTCCTCAAGTGATACTATAATATCATCTTTACCGTATCCTGCTAATGCCATTTCAACATCATATTTGTTCTTATCAGTTTTTACGATATTGTAAAATGGAAAACTAGATACCTTAATAGTATCGAAATCGTGGTCAAACATTCTTTCAAAATTGTCGAACACGCTGTCGAAGCCTACTGTTACTGGTCTTAATTGATTAAAAATAGATAGTGCTTTGTTAGTCATTTTAACCTCCTTGTTTAAGCAAAGTTATTTTTAATATAACGACAACCCATAACGGCGTTGTCATTATTATTTATATAATCACTAATTTTAGGATTACAAGTGCTGGGTTTGGTGTTTTTTTTAAACCCAGCAAAATTTATTACATTTGACATATAGTCACCGTTACACCAATTGACTTGCATTTACGAGAGGCAAGTCTTATCCAGGATTTACGAACTACCTGGATAAACTATTTATGCGTATGCTTGTCCCTCAAG